TTTCCCTCAGGACCAGGGAGTACAAGCTTAAACTCGTTGTTCGTCTGGAACTGACTATCCAGCCAAGAGTTATAGTTGGTACTAGCCATCTGGGCTAATGCTTTCTCACGACCAACCTTACGTGCTGGGTTTAGACTACGGAGATAGCTAACAGAATGGGGATCAGCACCTTGAGCTTCAAGGACATCCGCCTTCTGTTCATACATCTCACCCTTGATAGCAAGTTCATGCTCACCCTTAAGCTGCTCTAGAGCCTGCTCAGGAGGCAGGCCATACATCAAAGTCTTTGTGTACTCATCAGTAAGGTCGGTCTCGTATTTATCTTTGGCGATCTCACCAACTAACTTACTGGCTGTAGCACTGAAGTTAGAAAGATTGGTATAGATCTGTTGGGCGTTAGCAGTCCTAATCTCTGAGGATACTCGTTGATTCTCGATCTCTCGTTGAGTATCAGACAGTCTCTGCTCAGTATTTTGTCGCCGGATATCCATCCCACGACTACGAGCATTCATACGTGCCTGACGATTTTCAGACGCTAACCGCTCTTTGGTGTTACGTTGCTGACGCTCAAACTCTGAATTGGTACGCATTGCGTCCAACTGAGTTTTGCGATTATTAATATCCTGTTCTGCAGCCATCTGCATGTATTTCAGGGTCTGCGCGCCTTGGCGAGCAATCTGTTCTACATTGGCATTTGACACCCGAACAGGATCAAATGGCATAGCACGGGCGTGCCCTTGATACTGTACCTCTTTCATTGATTAACCAGAAATGGTTTACTTTTTGCTATAGATGTTATAAGCACCAGTTGCGATAGATCCCAGACCAGCAAGCGCACTAGAAGCCGTAGTAAAGCCACCTCCACCAGTTGTCTGACGTACAGGTGCAACCTGTGTGGAGATCCTCTTGGGAGGCTTAGGCGTCTTGACCCAATCCATTGGCAGGTGAAGTTCAGGTAGCGGACGTGCCTGCGGGGGTGGCAACTGCGGAGGCATCATTGGTTTGAGCAGACGGGCAGCATCAGCTGCTAGATCAGCCTCAAGCTTCTTCAGATCAATTGAACGAAGATTAAGTGCATGTTGTCGATCAGCACTCTTGAGGCTCTCATCCATCTTCGCCATATTCCTGCCATATGCAGCAAGAGTAGTTTGAACGGCCTTCTGAACACTTCTACCCGCAGCACCTCGTGCCTTCACAGCTCCAGCATCTTGAAGTTGATCAATAGCAAGATCAAGCCGTTGAAAGGAGTCTGCAATACTGATCTCCATCCGGGCATTCTGCTCAGACTCATACGCCTGGGCTGCTGCTAGGTTATTAAAGCTCAGCTGCTTCTTGTAATTCTGCTCTGACTTGGCATACTGCCTTACCTGATTGTTGTAATCAAAGGTAAGCATCTTGTTGGAATAGTCCCACTGCGCCTTGTCAATGGAATCCGCGTAACGGTTCTGAGCAACAAGATTATTATATTGGGTGCGAGCATCCTGCTTTGCCCAGTCAGTTTGCCTCTGACCTTGAGAATTTTCAAACTGCCATAAAGTATTATTGTATTTATTATCGCGGTTAATCTGCCGCTCATTAATACGGTTTTGCTTTTGCTGTTGTTTGTAGAGCTTGTCGTAGTAATCTTGTTGTGCTTTGTTCTGCTGGCTTTGCCCAGCAATACCAAAGATTGATGAAATACCACTTAGCCCTAATCCAATCCATGCTGCTGCCATTAGGCCCTCCTGTAGAATCGTGGGGAATAGTTACCCTCCCATGTCATTGACGTAAGCGACAACGGAAATGGTGAGTCGCTGTATATCCTCAACGAGTAGTTCGTGTTCTTCTGATGAATGGGCAGTGTATAGACCGTCTCGTTGGCAAGTGGTACATCATCAGAAAGATAATAGTCAGCTTTCTGTGCAAGTTGAATGTCGTACCACTCATTCATGTTTGCTGCTTTCAGCTTGAAACCTACATTACTCGACAATCCAACTGATACTTTAATTCTGGCGATAGTTAGATTCGCAGTATAGTCCGTAAGATTCTCAGATGGTCTGTAGAAGATCTTGGGAAGATAGACATCAAATTCGTACTTATATCCCAGATAGACCTTAGATGCCTGTCCAGTAAGGTTTTCACCTGGAACAATAAGGTATGCACCCCCACCATCTGAACCACGTTCTGGAGTAAGGAAGAAGCCAGACTGACCAGTATTAAGTGGATCAGCAATAACAATTGCTGGGTTTAGTGTTGTTATATCCGAATACGGTAGATAGCACTTTGATACTTTGCTAGTAGCGTCATAGATAATTGACGATGGATTTGCATACATGTCTAGACACAGCTGCACCACCTGACCTTCATCAGTTCTCAGAATTGGAGTTGAGGGTGACTGTGTAAGATTGGTCTGCAGTAGTGAGTACCTACCGTTGCTGTAAGTGACTATGAAAACATCGTCATTATCAGGAACCATAAACTGGATCTGGCCAGGCAGTTTCCAGTTGAACCATGCCTGCATGACTGTATCTTCACCGACAACATAGTTCCTGAAGAAGTATGCGTACTCAGAGGATGGACCGTACAATGCAAAGTAGGATGTTTGTGGAGAGGCAACCAACTGCGTAACAGTATCAGGAATCCACTCCGAGACAATCCGGCCTATGTCTTGTACATCAGGGTTCTCCTGTTGACCACGAGTAATCATTGCAAAGATTCTCGTATACCCTGGTGACTTACTTGTGAAAACAATACTAGAACCTACATCCGTTGGTCTGACCAGCTTATCGTTATCGTAATTGCTAATTGTTCGGATTGTGGCTGTAGTAGGTGTAAGGATGCCGTCATCCGAATACAGGAGAAACTGTTCCTGCCGACTAAACAGAATTAGACCTTGGGCTGCTGGGATAACCGAGTGGAGAACAGCAGGTCTTAGACTTGAGCAATTGATATCAATAGGATCACTGCTAACTTGAGTCAACGCAGAAGCGTGGTAGAAGTTAAAGAACTCACCGCTTTGACTGAGTGACACATTATCTTCTGTTAGGAAGCCCAGGCGGTTGTTATGGAAGAAAGCACGTTCGATGCTCTTCCCTACGAAACTCGGATGCGTGTTTGTGTCATCATCACCGACAAGGCGATCTTCCCAAGGAATGGGTTCAAAGACAAATGTATTAAGACTGGGATTTGATAGCCTGTGGGGCATTGTGGATGCATCAAGACCCGGTGAGACATTTGGATCTACGGTCTCTTCCCAAATACCACGACCTGATACACCATTCTCAGCTACAAATCTGACCCAGTAAACGTCCTCTTTACCTGTAGTAGAATCAATCCGTGCAGTTCTACCGTGTACTGACTGAGCAGGTAACTCTGAGATATTCTTAAATGTGGTCTGATTTACTTGCAGTGCTGTTGTGCTAAGACCACCACTTGCTGAGATTGTAAAGTCACTTGACCTAGAGATCTCAATAGAGCCTTGCAGTTTTGTTACTGTTAGACCAAGACTGTTGGAAGTGTTTAAGGTCTGGATATTGGTAAATAGTGTATCCAACACTTCTTGGACATTCAGGAACTTGTTCGTTGTTGTGTGATCCCAAGTGCCGTTGTCAGCATTTCTTGTGGTAAAACTTGTGGTGAAGCTGTTGATTGTGACTTTGTACTCAGAGCCATATTCAACACTCAATAGCTTTAGTGTTGCATTCTTATTCCCAAACGGTGCTGGTGTTGCCTTTGCAGTTACTGTCTTTGCATTGTTTACTACAATCGTAGTGTCTTGAACAGACAGAACCTGAAGGGAAGCATCAGCAGTTGAGCTGCCGTAATTAAGGTAAGAGCTTCCGCTATTCGTGACAGTGACAGTTGCAGAGGGATTTGCAACGTTCCATATCTTGATACTGCTCCCATAGAAACAGCCAATATAGCGTTCAGTTAGGGATCTATTAATGTAGAACCACTTTGCATTATTGAACTGGTTTGGTGTTGAGGATATTGTAGCCAACCATTCTGTTCCTGGCCTTTTGGTAAGACCAAAGGTTGGGTCAGGAAAAGAGTTAATTGCTTCACGTACCTGCCCTGGGAGCTTCTTGTCATCGGGCTGTTTTGAAACACCACCCAATAGGCTAGGGATAGATTGAGTTACACTTGCCATCAGCGGTACAATGCCTTAAAGGGTTCATAGCTGTTGTAATAGTTAGCGCCACGGGGATGTCCAAAGAACGTATAGTCGCCTTGGTTGCATTCATATTCAAGTGCAACAGCTCTAGCATAAGCTTCGCGCTGCTGTAGCATTTGGAATTGAGTTGCGTCACCAACAATACGTGTGGAGACAACGCTTGCTGCTCTTGCAACAATGTAGTCCTTAATCGGGGTTGGGAGATCAACCCAATCGAAATACCATACGACATCACACTTAACTTCATTCTCAAACTCGTAAGAATGAGCAGTGCGGTCGTAGAGTTTACCGTCTCTACGCACTACATCCTGATCTCGATAGGAGGGAGTGAGATCAAGTTGAAGGATGTTATTAGGGATGACGATATTCTTATTGGTATCCGGCGTGAAGGGATACTCATACTCACGGTTAAATGTCCACCCTTCTGCCTGTATCTCCCGTGACACCTGTTGAAGGGTGTTGTATGCAATCGCAACGTCCGGGTTGGTTTGATCGAGAGTGGTTACAGGCGCCTGACCAACTGACGCCAGAATTTCATTAACAGCTTGAAGCTCAGTCTGAGCGTTAGTGGTGTAGGACGACATAACAGAGATGTTATATGCAATGGATAAAAAGAAGGGGGAGACCGGAGCCTCCCCACAAATAAATCAGACAGCAGTACGGCTAGCGTCAAGGGCCGGAGAATCCGACTCCACACCAGAGTATGCAAAGCGCAGACCTTGGGTCTCCGAGAACACACCAGAGGCGTTCACAGCAGAGCCCCAGCCACGCTGAGTCTTTGCAACCGAACGACGGACAGCATGGTTATCAGAGATAGCCAGGTTACCGTTGTCGGTGTAGGTGGTGCCATAAGCACCAGTCACAGTGCGGGTAGCAAAGTTAACAGTACCAGCAGCACCGTTATTACCAGCAGCAGTAGAGAGGTTAGCCATTAAGAGTTACCTCCGTTATCAGGAACGAGCCGACTGCAGTTCAATCGCAGCAGCAGGATTCAGGGTGCCACAACCCATGGCAAGACGACCCACAATGATGTCGCCTTGATACATGGTGCGAACGTCAGAACCAGTGGTCTGCACTTGAGGACCAATGGCCTCAACCACACCAGCAGCATCCTTCTGGTAGATCAGACCGCAGTGGGTGCTGAAGTCACCAGCATAGTTGTTGTTCTCACCGTTCACAGCAGCAATGTTGCCAGCCAGGAAGGGCAGGTTGTTAGAACGCTTGATGCTGATACCAGCGATCTCATAGAGACCTTCGCCAGAGTTCAGATTACCCTGATTGTTACCAAAATCACGGTTCAGGATGTTGCTATCAACCTGGCTTACCAGTGCGTAGTACTGACGAGGAGACAGCACGGCATGACGACCCTGCTTGGGCAGGTTCTTCTCATCCATGATGGAAGCAGCCTCAAAGAAGGCGTCCACCAGGGCTTGAGCGTCATACTCTTTCTGCACACCCAGCTGGATGATGCTACCGCCGGGCTCAGGACCAGGAGCAGCAGTGATGGGGTGAGCTTCACGAGCAGCCTTCGCAATAGTGCGGAAGATCTTCTTGTCGTAAGCTTCAGCCAGAGCGTGGCCGATCTTAGCGGCAATCTCCGAACGCAGGCTGTAGTGGGCGAGAGTCTCATCCAGGTCATAGACGAACGCGCTGGACACCAGCAGGTCGTCACAGACGATGGTCTTCTCAGCCACCGGAGGATCACCAGAACCCAGAATCGGAGTGCCGGGTTCATGGTACGAAGCCTCCATACGGCCCGTGAAGATAAACTGCATTGCCTTACCATTCTTCAGGGTACGGCTTTGCACAGTGCCCTTGGCGATAGTGGCGCTTTCATACGCCTTGAACATCTCGCCAGAGAACAGTTTCAGATAAGTTGCATACTTGGTATCGTAAGCAGTACCAAGAGCAAGAGGAGTGGCCGACGTATTATTTACGCGACCAATAGAAGTTACGGTAGTGTTAGCCACAATAGTAAAGAGAGAAGTTTGTATTCGTTCTCTCTAAGCGCTTAGAGAATCACATGAGTAAACATGTGTTCATTAGATTTTGTTGTTGTGTCGTCTCTCCGACTGTCATGACTAAAGGTTGTCTCCGTAGAGGCCAATAGTCAATTCTTCCATCGGGAATCGAACCCGAACTCTTTAGCATGTCGCCTATGTCCTGACCACTGGACTATGGAAGACACCACATAACTGTGGATTTCAGCCCAACTAAGTGGGAACTATTTCTTAGCAGTCTTTGCTGCTTTCTTAAATTGTGCCGCAGTGGGCGCACCAGGACTTCCAGGCTTCCTCATCTTCTCATCAGAGCCATTCTTGATGCGAAGACGTTTAGCGTGGATGTTGGCGTAGAGACCGGGTTTCATCAGCAGCCTTTCTTGCCGCCGCCACCCTTACCGCCTTTACCTTTCATGATCGTCAGGTCCAAGCAGCACCACCGGCTTGAACCTTGACACCTTTCGGGCTCAGTTCAGTCAGGGTTTGAGCAGTCTCACCGTAGGCACTAATGAATGCCCGAGCGTCAGAAGCAGTCGTTACATACTGCACAGTCACCGAAGATACTTTCGGATCAAAGGGATTTGCTTTTGCCATGTCAGTTAATTCGTTGAATAGTGACTTGACCAACACCCGGACTTCTCAATCCAATTAACTCAGCAGCAGCACGACTAAGGTCAATATCTCTACCGTGAACAAAAGGTCCACGATCATTGATACGGACAGTAACGCAGCGTTTATTTGAGGTGTTGCAGACCCGCACCTTGCTTCCAAATGGAAGGGTACGGTGTGCTGCAGTCATGGAATGCATGTTGTAAATCTCACCAGAAGCGGTGCGATTCCCGTGATACGGATGGCCATACCACGATGCAAGAGAAGCAAGAGTGAGTGTCAGAGTAAGCATGAGTTCATTGCAAAGGACTTTTATATTGCTTACTCTTCCAACATCAATTAGAAGCTAAGATCAGAGATCTCAAGCTTTGCAGCTACATCTGCACGGTAGGCAGGATCAGAGTCGTAGCGAGGATCACTCATGGCACGCACGAGTTCAGCTTGACTACGGAAACCTTGAACCTGACTAGTAGGTGCTTTACCGGTCAACATCTGACCGTCATAACCAGCAAGATCCCGATACCGACCAGCAAGAGCTTGGATAGCAAAGAAGCAGGAAGCAGGATCACCATTATCCATAACCTGATCGTACATAGCAATCTCTTGATCACTCAGGGCATCTTGTGCCCAAGTCATCATCTGTGCATATGCATCAGGTCCACCGACTACGTTTTGCAGTTGTGTGACATCCTCACTGGACAGAGGAGCAGCATTTGGTTCTTGCTCAGTGCGCTCACGGAAGTTGAGGTACATCTGAGCAATCTCTGCTGGATCCATCTTCTCCAGCTGTGCCAGTGTTTCATCACTGAATTCAGTCTGGGATTCTTCCCACAGTCGATCAAGGAAATCAATATCTACTTGATCTTGAGGATCTTCATCTACCTCAGGTTCTGGCTCAGCTTCACGTTCTTCAGGGCTACCAAGTTTCTTTTGCAGCTCTATATAAGCTTGCTCTAGATCCTCAGCATCTTTGAATTTACCAGCAAGGAGTTGCTCCTGTTGTTGCTGTAGCGCTTCACCTACTTGAAGTGAATCAAGCTCTTCTGCTGAAAACTCGCCGTCTTGTTGCTCTGTGGGATCAATTGTCAGTGTAGCCATTAGTAGTAATTACTTTTAGATTTCCAAGACCTACCCGTTCAATACGGTTTGGTACACCAATCGTCGGTTTACCAATCTTGGTACGAGGTGCGTATTTGTTACCGGAATCATCAAAGAGTTCCCGATCCTCAGCTGAGAGGGGCGGGGACACCGGCTTGTTCTTCTGGCGCTGGGGCCTGCTGGGTGTTGCCTTGTCCATTAATCATCTCCATAGCTTTAGGGTTCTTAGTTGGGTCAAGTAGTGGCGTCTTAGCCAATTGACCAAGCTGCTGCGTAATAGCCATATCTTTCTGTAGGCCCATATTACGCTGCTGTTCTTGCTGAAGTTCTTCTTGAGATTTGACAAGATTCAAGATGTCAATACCTTGTGCTGCAGCAAGACGTTTGATCACTTCATCACTGTTGATGTAGCGACCAATTGTTTCTGGTCCCATTGTCTGGGCAATCGTCTGCAGGAAAGATCCAAGACTTTCACGATCCTGGCCACGACCCAATGCATTCACACCAGCAACAATTGTTGGTTTGATAATGTCCTTTGGAAGACGAGGGATTTGCCCAGTCTTCTGGAAGACATTCAGCTTACGGTTTAGATATGGAACAAGGAACTCAGTAGTCAGAAGACTGAATAGACCGCCCAACTGCTGCTCTAATTCCATCTGTGTCATTCGCACCTCTTCTGCTGTAGTCCTTTCAGACTGACGTACAGAAAGAATAAGGAATGCCTCAGATAGACGACGTTCCAATTGCTGCATCATTTCAAATGCAGTACGGAAGTCAGCAGTTTTACCCACCTGGATGACACCAATGTCATCAGGCCTACCCTGAACAATGGCACCATTGCCTGCCTGGGCCAGCGTGGCCGGTTTGGTGGTGCTTGAGGGTGATACCACGAAGACAACCTTAGCGGCTGCTGCAGAGCCTTCTACGAGGGCCTGAGAGAGTGATTCAAGGGAGCGTAGATCTCCGATGAATTCCTCTACCCGGCCTCGTCCATAGACTTCACCATCAACAGTGTTGAAGCGTAGAACTAGCCAAGGATTTGCTTCAATAGGTGCTTTACCCATTGACCCTGGAATGATCTTGTCTTCGTACTCTTGATGCCAGACAAACCTGTTATTGTCTCTACGAATGTGAGTGTAGATATCAGCTTCATCATTGCGTTCAGCCTCAGTACCAGCAACATCGTTAGGTACAGCTTGAGGAAGAACCTTCATCAGAAGCTTCTTTGAAATGCGTTCTTTTGTGACTATTTCAAGCACATTACCGTTGCCATCTCTTTCTACGACATAGCGATTTAAGGGGTACAGCTTTAGCTGCTT